TGGTGCGTGGAAGACCGGCGGCCAGATCACGAAGATCGACCCGGCGGTCGAGAAGAGCGTCGGCAAGGATCTCGCGGCCAGCATGCCCAGCGCGCCCGAGGTGGAGCTGCCCAACCCGACCGGCGATCCCGAGAAGCTGATGGCGCTCGCGCACTCCAAGGGCCAGGCCCACTTCCAGGCGCTGCTCGATCTCGGCCAGGGGATCGCGGATGCGCTGGGGGCCCAGACCCACGACGTGTCAGAGGGCAAGAGCTTCGACCAGGTGACCAGGGACATCGCCGCCAACATGGATAAGCCGCACGTGATCATCGCGCCGGTCAAGGACCACAAGCGCGCGCTGGACAAGGTCGCGTCGCTCGGCCGCGAGGGCGATCTGAGCAACCTTCACGACGTGTTGCGCGCGACCGCGACCGTCCCGACGGCGCAGGATCTGCCGCACGCGATCGCGGAGATCACGCGCCAGGTGGAGGCGCGCGGCTGGAAGGTCGAGCGCACCACCAAGCGGATGGTCGACAAGAACGGCTCCACGCGGCTGGCCAGCGGCTACGGCGACACGCGGCTGGTGCTGCGCGCGCCCCCGGAGGCGGGCGGGATGATGGCCGAGCTGCAGATCAACACCAACCCGATGTGGCACACCAAGGAGGCCGGGCCCGGCCACAAGCTGTTTGAGCTGGAGCGCCAGATCACCGGTCGCCAGATGACCGAGAAGCGCGCGGCAACACCTGACGAGCAGTCGCTCGTGGGCGAGCTTCACAAGGCCGCCAAGCCCCTGTATGACCGTGCGTGGGGGGCGTCGCTGAACGGCGGCGTCACCGGGGACCCGGCGACCGCGCTGGGAACCAAGGAGGAGCGCGCGGCGGCCGAGGACCAGCTCAAGAAGCTGGCCGCCAAGACGGCGGGGCTGATGGGCGGCCCGCCGACGCCGACGACGCAGCGCGGCCGCTTGCCCAGGGCGGCGTGATGGCGCGCGATCCGGTCACACCGGCCGATCCCGGCAGCACGCAGAACACCGAGGTCGACCCGTCGCAGTCGACTCCCAACCGCTGGGGGTCGGGCGGCGACGACAGCTCGGAGTACGACGGCGGCGACTACCAGTTCTGGCTGCACGAGGGCACCACGCCGTTTCGCACGCTCGGCCCGGCGCAGGCCGACGTGTTCTCCCGGGACGACAACGGCTGGATGCGCCAGTCGGCGATCGACCGCGCCAAGCTGTGGGACTCAAGCCCGGGCGAGATCGCGGGCAGGATCGGCGGGCGGCACCGGCTGACCGAGCCCGTCAAGGGCACCGCGCCGCTCGATCCCGGCCCCGACGAGGACTTCGCGCCGGTCGAGTCCCCCGACTACATCGCCGAGGCCGACTCCGAAGCCGACCTGCCTCAGCCGCCGCCGTCTGAGCAGGACGAGGAGGCATCCGACCTTCCGCCGGGGGGCATGAACGAGCAGCAGATCCGCGACGCCGGTCTGCGCGTCGACGTGCCCTTCGAGAGCCCGCTGCCGGTGGGCCTGAAGTACAAGAACACGGGGCAGCAGGAGTGGACCCCGCCGCCGGGGTTCCGCCAGGGGCTGCCCCCGATCGACGAGGATCTCGCGACGAGCCTGGGCGTGCCGCGAGATCTCGGTAATCAGGAAGGGGCCGAGGGTGGCAGTACTAGCGGAGATACCGGGGAGCCTGGCTCCTGATCTGCCGCCGGGACATCCCGACGAGTTCGTAGGGCAGCCGATCAATCCGGCCGAGCAGATCCGCGTGCTGCTCGTCCGCAAGAAGCGCCAGGGGATCACCGACTGGGGTCGCGTGTGGCCGTGGGCGGTCGGCCGGGTGCGCTGGCCCCACGACCGCGAGGAGCGCCACGACTGGAAGCACACGATCGTGTGGGCCGAGCTGGCGTTCCGCGAGGCCTACGAGGGCGACACGGTCTCGGTCGACATGAGCGCGCTGATCATGTTCGACATGGCCAGGCGCATCGCCGACGAAGTCTAGCGCTTAGCCTCAGACGTGTGCTATCCTGGCGGTACCGACCGACCAGGAGAGAGGCATGACGCACACCTATCACGAGAAGCTCCCGGGCTTCGACGAGCGCCAGATCTTGCACGACGGCTGCGACGAGTGCACCGAGCGCGGCAAGGACATCCGCAGCGCGCTGGCGCACATGGACGAACACCAGTTTCACCGCGCCTGGCGTCGGGCGTTTGACCTGATGGCATCCGCGGGCGACCACGCGGCCGTCGGTCGCGTGAGCGAGGCCGAGTACCCGCTGCTTCAGATCCTGTGGGGCGTGCAGGTGCACCTGCAGCGCAACGGCGTCACGCTCAACGGGGAGGTCCCGAGCGCATGAGCCAGTCGCTTGCGAACATCGCTCAGGCGTGGCTTGAGAAGGACGCCGAAAGGGACGCGGCCGAGGAGGCGCGCGACGAATACGGCCACGTCCTGGGGCGGCGGGCATACACGATCCTCAGGGACAACCACCAGATCCGACGCACCGGCCAGTACCCGTCCGTGATCGCCGTCAAGGGTGACCGGGTCACCTTCGAAGTCACCAACGGCATCGACTACGGCGACGACTTCACGGTCACGTACACGATCGAGCAACTGGAGACGAGCGACCGCCTGTTCTCGCCGTCGGAGCTGGCATGACCAAGCCGATCAGCAAGCACCAGGACGAACAGATCGCCACGGCGTTCGCCGCCGCCGTCGCCGCTGCCGCGTCCAGTCTTCAGTCAAAGGGCGGCAAGCGCATCGTCGATCGCAGCGATCCCGAGCGCGTGACGTTCCAGCAGACCGTTCGCAACGACACGCTGGCGATCACGATCACGGCCACGGCCAAGCGCCGATGAGCGGCTTTCAGCGCGACATCGACTGGGCTCGCTACCAGGCTCGCCAGCGCGAGCTGGAGGAGCAGGCCGAGCGCCAGCGCCAGCGCGCGCCCGAGCCTGGGTACCTGGGTACCCAGGAGCCCGGTCGCGACGACGGCCGCGCGATCGGCGTGATCGTCGTGCTCGTGCTCGTGATCATCGGCCTGACGTTCGGCTGGTGGGCGTTCTGGATCTGCCTGACGGTGGTCGTGGTCCTGATCGCGCTTGTGATGTGGGCCGACGATCGCTACGGAGTTCGATAGCGCGATGTCACATCCGGGGCACGAACCTCGGTAGAGGTTGTATGACGAACTGGAAGGATCAGGAGATCGGGCTGGGGGTCAAGCGCTGCCCGATCGCCACGCTTGAGGAGTGGCAGCCGGATCCGCGGTTCCAGCGGACTCACATCGAGCCCGGCATACGCATCGTCAAGCCCGCACGAGGAGAGCGGCCACCCAACGTGAGGGGTAGCGCCAAGGCCAGAGTCTCTGCGAACCCCAGGGCCCCGCTTCGGCGGGGCCCCGACCCTTCGGTGTAAGAAATCGTCGAGCTTCGACGGCTAGATGGGAAAGGGATGTCAGATCCCGCGTCGAAGCAGCGACTGGGTAGGTAACCGACCGAGGAGGGACGATGCACAAGACCCGCACCGCAATCGAGCTGTTTCACGAGTACAAGCTCGACTACGAGGCCGCGCTGGAGCCGTGCGTGTTCTGCCTGTTTGAGAAGTGCCCCGAGGAGGAGCGCGACGAGCTGAACGCGCTGCTTGAGGTGTGGTCAGACGACGCGCCGGGGCCGCCGCTGTCGCCAGTGCAGATACGTCGCCTTGAGCAGAAGATGGCACCGATCGTCGAGCGCGTGATGGCCGATCCGGGCGTGATGGCGGCCGAGGATCAGCGCGCGGCAACATGGCGCGACACGCCGTGGTGGCGCAAGGCCTACCGGCGCGCTCGCTTCCGCGCTTTCGTGTGGAAACTGCGGCTCCAAGGGCTGGGTCGGCGCAAGCCCTGGGAGTAGCCTGCCTGGCGTCGTATGGGGCGCTGCTACTCCTTCCTGCAGTTCGTGTGCGTGTTCGGGACCTTCGCGATGGTGCTGTACGGCTGCTCGCACCTGAGCTAGCTCGTCCTGGGCTGCCGGTAGCGTTCAAGGCGGCGGTATGGAGCAGCGGCAGCTCGCCGGGGTCCCCGGCCGGACCCCGGAGGTCGTCGGGTTCGAGTCCCACTGCCGCCCACCTTAGCGCTCGATGTGTGCTACAATGAAGGCGAAGGGGAAAGGGCAAAGGGCCGAAAGGGCCCAGTCCGCACGCCAGACCTGAGTCAGTTCGATCGGAGCGTCAGCGAGAAATCCGGGAGACGTCCCGCGTGCCTTCCTCTTCAGCCCCCACGGGGAGCCGAACAATCTTTCAAAGCTACTGGCCCAGGACACGGGCGCGCGGTCACGCTAGTTCGCCGCGCGGGCAGGTTCGAATCCTGTCCCACCCCGCCAGTGTGGCTGCGGTCACCTTGAGCGTGCAAGGCCCGAGGGTCGCGCTGGCGGGACGTGCTTCCGGGACCGCTTAGTCCCCAGGCGCACCGAGCAGGTGCGAAACCTCCCGCTCCCATTGGGAGAGTCTCCGGGCGCGAAAGCGAAACGAGCGGTCCTGACCAGCTTGGCAACTTGGGTTGCCAGCAGACTTGCCGGTGGTAGACGGCATGCCAAGCCCGCGAGAAGCGAGGGCCTCTGGTGAAGTGGGTACGGCTCGTCGCTCAAGCCAGGTGGGTCACATCCCCAGGCCTAGCCAAAGGACCCCGGGCAGCTACCCCTCAAAGGCTGCCCACGCCTTAGCGCGTGATGAAAGTTTCGCTAAGTGCGGGGAGCGCTCAAGTCTGGAGCTAGTCGACTGAGCCTCCCGGTGCTTAGTATGCGCGGCGATGCCGAGGATTGAGAGGTATGCCGTGGGAGTTGCCGAGATCGACGCCATGATGGCGGCGGGCGTCCCGTTTGAGCGGATCGAGGCCGAGATCGAGCGCCTGCACGCGCACGACGACGTCAAGTCTGCGCTGTGGCTGTACGCGTGGACGGAGTCCGACCGGGCCACCCGCCGCCGCGCCGTGGCCGAGATCATCGCCGGTCTCAGTTCCTAGTCTTAGCGCTCATCGTGTGCTATCCTTGTAGGTGGGCCAAGAGGGTCCGCAGGTGGGCCAGAAGAGCCCCGACCGAGGAGCACGACATGAGCCGCAACTACGGCACCGCAGTCCGCCAGCCGCCAGGTTTCAACAGCGCGCCGACACAGCCCGTGTGGGCCCCCGTGCGGATGAGCGACGAGATCTGGTGCGAGCAGGCCGGGTGCCCCAAGCGCGAGTGCGTCGCCTGCAAGGCGGCAGCCCATGACTAGGCCAGACCGGCCCGGCAAGTACGACTGGTGGCCCGTCGGCCCGCGGCAGTTCGTGGACCGGCGGATGGCGCTGCGGCGCGACGCCGGGCTCGTCCGCTACGGGGTGCGCGCCTACCGCGGCGTGGTCGTGCGCAGGCAGGCCAACGGCAAGCCTGAGTACGACAACTGCCCGCACGCTCACAACAAGCCGAGCGCTGCGCGCAAGTGCGCCGAGAAGGAAGCGCGCCGCCGCAACCGAGAGGCCAAGAAGGCCACCATCGACTAGCGCGCATCGTGTGCTAGACTGTAGGAAGAAACACCGACCGAGGAGACAGCATGATCACGATTGACATTGGCGAGGGAGGCGACCTGACGGAGGCCGACTTCGCAAACCTCGTCGAGCTTGTCGGCCAAGAAGTGAGCGCCGACCCGCTCGTCAAGCACCTGCCGCAGAGCACCGAGGCAATGAACCGCATCGAGTTCACGCTCGACAGCGTGCTCATGGCGATAGAGCGTGAGCAGGACGAAAGGGAGGCATCGTGATGAACCTGGCATTCGGACGTAACCGGGGGATCCCCGAAGACGTCACCACCGCATGGGGTGCGCGCCTGATCGCGCCCGACGACCTGCTGCACGACCGGCAGGATCTCGTCGCTGAGAACGACGAGGCCAAGGCCGAGCTGATCGCCTGGCTGAACGGCAGTCCGTCGGGCACTGGCGCGATCGCGAAGATGCGCGAGTGGCTGCGCGAGAACTACTGGCGGTTCCGTCAGGACGACGAGCAGCTCACGGTCCACGAGGATCACGAGGGCATCATCGTCGGCTCGACGCAGGGATCCCACGGCTACGTGTACATCGCCGGATGGCTGAAGCCGCTCGACAAGGCGGCGCTGCGCGAGATCCGGCGCGCGACGCCGGTAGGGCGCGTGCACGACGGGCTCACGGTGGAGAAGTACAAGATCCGGCGGATGCCGATCACGACCGAGCGCTGGCACACGCACTACGGCTGGAGCGTGGTCGAGGCCGCGAAGTTCGGCGAGAACCCGAACAGCACCGAGGTGCGGATCTTCGCGCTTCACACTGACGGCAGCCAGCGAGAGATCGAGGGCGAGCCCGCTGGCTCGTTCGAGTTCGGCTACGGCGGCTCGGGCCCGCATGCGACCGCGCACGCGATCGTCGGCGACCAGGCCTACGCCGACGACCTGAGCCCCGCGAACCTGCAGGAGCTGGTCCCGGAGGTGTTCGCGCCGACCGGGCGAGAGAGCATGACGATCACCGTCATCGCCACTGACGTCAGGACGCGGATCGAGGCGGCATGCTGACCTGCGACTGCTGCAACGAGCCAGCGACGACGCGCCTGGAGGAGTACCACGAAGGGCACGACCGTCGCTGGCCCAGCCGCACGACCAGCCGCTGTGACCGCTGCGCGCAAGACCTGCGTGCCCGGATCGCACCGGACGCTTCGGTTCGCGTCGTCGAGCAGCGGCTGCGCGAGCCGATGATGGCCTGACCCACAACGACCGAGGAGAAGCACATGATCGAACTGACCGATAGCGAGACCGCCGTCATGATCGACTCGCTTGCGATGACGCGCGACAAGCTGCGCGAGCAGGGAATGGACACGCCGAACATCGACGGCGCGCTAGCGAAGATCAACTCACTGATGACGCCGAGCACCGCCGGGCTGCGCATCGAGGCGCTGTAGTGCCACGCCGCCCGAAGCGGCTGACGGCCCGCCACTGGTCGGAGGTCAAGGAAGCCAACCCCTACGACCCGCGCACGCGCCTGGGCTACGGTGGCCCGGACCACAAGAGGCTGGACAGCGAAGCCATGCGGGCAGGGTACGAGCCTGATCAGGGCGCGTTCCGGCCGTGGTACCGCCGCCGGGTCATGACTCTCGTGGCACTGACCGGCGACGGCGAAGCGTTCGCGATCATCAACCGGCTCAACGAGATCGCCGACGCCGAACGAGAGGTCCAGGGGCTGACCGAGGCGCTGCGCGAGTGGATGGGTGTGATCGAGCTGATCGCGAGTGTGCGCGGCGATGGCTGAGGTGTCCAAGCACCTGCACGACCGGTTGTCCCGGCAGACGCAGGTCAGCACGTTCTACCTGCTGTGGTGCGAGGAGTGCGGCCTGGCGCAGGAGCCGTCACCGCCCGCACTGCAGCCCAACTTCGTGGCACCGCAGTCGGAGGCGATGCGATGCGAATGCGGGCGATTCCTGCTGCTGCTGGAGTGCTTCAACGCATTGGAGACCAGGCTCTGGCAGGCAGCGCCCGGCCGGGCGTGGCAGGTCGTGATCTACCCCGATGACCTGCCGGAAGCGCGCTGGCCCTCGCGGCGAGCCGGGAGGCAGCGATGGATCGACCCGTGACCCCGACCGGCCATCTCTGGACCAGGAACGTCTTCGCTGTGCGCGAGTGGGCGATCGCCCGGATGAAGGCCGACGCGCGCGCCGGGGTCAAGACCGACGAGGAGATCTTCGACATCGAAGACTGGTGCCGCGTGTGGATCGAGAACGACCCGCGCGACAACGGTGGCGACGCCAGCGTCCGGCGCGAGATGCGCTCGGAGTGGCGCGAGATCTGGCGTGACTACCAGCGCCTGAGCGCGTAGCACACGTCGGGCGCTATACTCGCCGCCTCTGGTAAGTCCCGACCGAAGGGAACCAATGTCTGAAGCCCAGAACGGCAGCGCGCCCGCGCTCCCGCACGCTGCGGCGATTGTCCAGCAGCTCCGCGATCTGATCGACGAACGTCGCGTCAGGCTCAACGAGCTGGACGAGGAACGCAACCGCATCAACGGCGAGCTGAAGATCTACGAGCAGGCGATCAAGCCGCTGACCGGCGAGCCGACGCGCAAGCGCAAGGCGGCGACCGGCGAGCGCATACGCACAGTCCCGTCGAAGGTCGGCCCCGAGCGGCTGGCGGAGATCGAGGAGTTCATCCGCGCCTACGCCGCCGAGCACGAGGAGTTCCGCCAGGTCGACATCCGCGCGGGCCTCGGCACGTTCAAGAACGGGTCGGCGTTCACGTCCAGCCAGTCGGCGTCGGCGTTTGAGGCCCTGCGCCAGGAGCCCCACAATCTGCTGCGCGTCGCTCGCGTGTCGGGCAACAGCAAGTACTACCGGCTGACGCGTGAGGCACTGCAGTCATGACCTACGCGTTCAGGGTCTGGTACCGCGCGACCAGCGAGAGCGACGAGCCGCAGACGGAGCGCGGCCTGGACGCGCTCCAGGTCGAACAGGCGATCGGCGCGTTCCTGCGCGACATGGAAAGCCTCGGCGGCGAGGGCTGTCGCCGGTTCAGTGTGGAGGTTGAGCGATGAGCGCCGCGGGTCGCAACGGCCGGGTGGACATGACCCTGCTGGGGATCTCCGACGCCGACATCCTCGGCATGATCGACGACCTGGGCGACGAGAACGGGTGGGCCACGACGCTGGCCGTCCGCGTCCAGCTCGGTGAGGATCCGTGGGTCCCGGCCCAGGGCGAGCATCGCTCGGGCGTCGGGATCCGGCTGGCGTGGCTCAAGCGCTACGGGTGGCTTGAGACCGGCGAGCGCGAGCGCGTCGAAAGCGGCGACGACGAGCGCGGCTGGCGCTGGTCGCAGTCGTGGCGGCTGACCGCGATGGGCCAGGCGCTGCTCGACAACCCGAGCCTTTCGCGCACGGTCGAGAAGGCGCTGGATGGGCTGAACCCCGCGCAGCGGCTGCGCATGGTCCGCGAGCTGGGCGACGCCGGGTTCAGCTCGGCACCGGAGATCCAGGCCGCGCTGCGTCGGCAGTGGAAGCGCTCGATGCGGGTGCGGTACTAGCAGCCGCGAGCGCGGCGGTCGGCGGAAGCGGATACGCGGGCGAACGGGCCTTACCCTGGCTGCGCCGCTCGCGGGCAAGCACTACGGCGACCGTCGCGTTGGCGGCTGTACTCGCATGAGGTGGCGCGCCGATCCGGCCATACGCTGTGGCTGTGTCGGTCACCGCGCCACCGCAACGGCCACAGCAGCCGCGCCAGCAGCAGCCACCCCCGGCGGGCGGCGGCACCTGGCAGTCGCAGCTTCACCCTCGCGGGCGCGGCGGCAAGTGGATCGTCTCCCACGGTGCCGGGTACGGGGCCGCCGGGCCCGACCAGACGACCAAGCAGCTCCAGCAGCGCCTCCAGCAGCTCGGCTTCCACGTGCCCGCCGACGGCAAGTTCGGGCCCGACACCCAGGACGCGGTCAAGGCGTTCCAGGCGCGCTACGGGCTGGACACGAGCGGCGGTGTGGACGCTGCGACGATGGAGGTGCTGCAGAACCCTCCCACGGAGACGCTCGCTCAGGTCCAGGCGGGGAACCGGGCCACGCGCAGGGCGGCGTCTGCGGCGGCCAGGAAGACCGCCACGGCCACGGCCAAGGCCAAGGCGGCCCGGCGTACGACCCGGGTTCGCGCGAGCGCAGGCGGGCGCACAGGGGGTCGTGGGGGGGTCCCCGCCGGGACGAACACGACCGTGATCGGCCCGGGCCATCTCGGCAATGGCGAGCTGCGCCAGGGAGCGGGCATGACCGGCGTCAAGAACGAGGCGGTCGCCAACCTCCAGACGGCGCTCAACCAGACCGGGGCCAAACTCGCGAAGGACGGGCGCTTTGGCCCGCGAACGGAGGCAGCCGTGAGACAGCTACAGCAGGCGCACGGGCTGGCCGCCGACGGCATCGTCGGGCCCGAGACCAAGGGCCTGCTGATCGGCCTGCAGGCGAGCACGAGCACGGCCAAGAAGGCCAAGAGCACGGCCAAGAAGAGCGTCAAGAAGCCACTGCCCGGCGAGGTCGCGACGCTGCGCACCAAGTCGCCGCACGCGCGTCACAGCAGCCGCACCGCGGGCAGCCGGATGCGGATCAAGCCGCCCGCCAAGGGCATCGCCACGCTGAAGTACTCCGCCGAGGTGCCCACCAAGCAGCCCGACCTGGAGGAGGCGACGATCGCGTTCGGCTACGGCGGCGAGCCGTCGCGCTCGATCAAGGACTTCCGCGAGCAGGAGCCCGCCTACGACCTGCCGGTATGGCTCCCCGAGCAGATCCGCGCCGACGTCAGGGACCTGACCATCCAGGACGGCCGCCCGCCCTACCAGCCGCCGCCGCCGGGCAACACGACGATCGACGACGGGCGCATCGTCGAGCTGCAGGCGGCCCTGACCGAGGCGGTCACCGCCCGCCAGGCGGCCAAGGACGGCCGCGAGTTCGCTCGCGCTCGCGCTCGCGAGCAGATGCTGCGCACGCGCCTGCAGGAGGCGTGGTCAGACGCCGCTCGCGCCGCTTCGCTGGCGGTGCGCCGGGCGCTCACGGCGCTCAAGCCCGGAGAGTCGACCGCGCTGGGGGCGTTTCACGTGAAACGGGAGAGCGGCGGCAAGTTCGAGCTGTACGGCCCGGGGCACAGGCGGGTGTCGTCGCACAGCACCGCCATTGCGGCCGCGGCGCACCTGGTGCGCGCCAAGCAGGGCCTGCCCAACGCGGCGCTGTCGACCCTGTATCCGGTCGAGGAGGCGAGCGTCTACTCGGACAGGCTCAAGAGCGCCGAGACCAACAAGCCGTTTGACCTCGGCGGCGGGTTCACCGGACTCAAGCTCTCGACCGGCCACTACGTGGCGGGCAACGGCACCGAGCACATCCACCACGAGGACCCCGAGCGCGTCGCGCGGGTCGTCGGCGCGCACCTCAGGAGGAAGACGTGACCCTGCTTGAAGATCAGCTCCAGGAGGCCGTCGAGGCACGCAAGGCGGCGACGACGTCGACCGAGTTCGTGCGGGCCCGGGCTCGCGAGCAGGTACTGCGCGCCCGGCTGCAGGAAGCGATCGGCCCGATCAAGAAGGGCGCGTTCCACGCCTGGCTCGGCAAGAAGCCCGACGAGCCGATCACCGCGGCGGACATCGCCAAGGGCAAGGCCGCTGGCGGTCACCCGGCGAAGATGGCGCACTTCGCCGAGCAGGCGATGAAGTGGGGCAAGGGCAAGAAGAAGAAGGCGGCGTAATGCCGTACACCTGCAAGGGCAACGACGTTGTCCGCTCCGACACCGGGGCGCTGGTCAAGCACCACCCGACGCACGCCAAGGCGCTGGCGCACCTGCGCGCGCTCAAGGCCAATGTCGAGAGCCAGGAGGCCACATACCGCTGGCTCGACGAGCACGCTCAGGAGTGGCTGCCGACCGATGACCAGCTCGCGCTGGAGGAGTCAGAGAAGACAGCCGGGTACTCGGTCACGCACTCTCCACTGGGCAAACCGGGCGGTCCGGGCCTGTGGAAGCACAAGGGGCTGCAGCTACCGGCCTACATCCAGAACGTGGCCAAGGGCATCATGAAGTCGGTCAAGGACAAGTCGCGCGCGATCGCGACCGCCATCGCCACGGTGAAGCGCTGGGCCCGAGGGGGCGGCAAGGTATCGCCCGAGGTGCGCGCCGCGGCGGCGAAAGCGGTGGCCGAGTGGGAGAGGCTCAAAGCCTCGCACTGACCGCTCGGTAGCACGCATCGTGTGCTACGCTGTAGATGCAACCGACCGAGGAGAAAGATGACTGGCTACATCGTGCAGGTGCACGGCGAGTGGTCCGGCCGCGACGACGTGATCGACCAGGACTTCGAAGCCGCGACGATCGAGGAGGCCCGGGCGATCATTCGCGAGGAGGTCCCCGAGGGCGTCATTTACGTCCTGCAAACCACCGACGGCAGGACGATCGAGGAAGGTGTGGGCCGATGAGCCGCTACGCCTGGGAGCGCGGCACGATCAAGCTGCCGACCGCCGACGTGACGCGCGTCAAGAAGGCTGTACGCGACGCCAACAACGCGCTGCATGAGCGCCGGTATGAGCTGGCGCGCGAGGCGTGGCGCAAGCTGTCCCGCACCAGGGATGCCTACGACGTCCTGGAGGGTATGCGCCTGGATGACGGCGAGTTCGACGCGCTGCACGACGTGCTCGAAGCGGCTACCCACCGCGGTCGCATGCCGGGCCGCGGCGACATCCGGCCCGCGCGAGCGACCAACAAGACCAACGCCTTCGCCGTCGGTCACGACGCGACGATCCGCTTCGCTAGGCGCGAGGTGACCTGGAGCGTCAGGGAGAACAACCACGCCGTCGAGTCCGCTCGCTGGGACCCGCTGGGCAAGGCGTTCTTCACGGCGCTTGGCCGGGTGCGCTGGACGCGCGGCAGCGGCGGGCAGATCGTCGGCAACGACGAGTACAACCGCGACTCCGACTACGCGGGCGGCGGCAGCAACTACGTCACCGCCGAGTTCGGGGCAAAGGCCCGCCGCTAGCACGCATCGTGTGCTACAATGTAGGTGCGGCCGGAAGAGAAGCCGCAAACGACCGAGGAGACCGAATGACCATCACCCTGCAGAGCGTTTACGAGCGCCAGCAGGCCGCCAACGACGCGCGCTGGAACGTCTCTGAGACCCGCGAGCGGGTCCACGAGTACGGGGACGACTGGGCGAAGACGGCCGAGCACCCCGACGTCAAGGCCGCCCAGGCCGAGGCCGAGCTGATCGCCGTCGAGGTGGCTGCCCTGCACGAGCAGGCTGGCGGCACCGTGTTCCGCGTCGTCGACGTCAAGCTCGACGAGCTGCGCGACCGGATCGCCAAGCTGAACAAGAAGGCCGCGAAGTACGGCACCGAGCCGATCACGCTGATCGTCTCCGACGAGCGCGAGCAGGAGGTCCGCCGCGAGCCCCGAGCGGCGATGGACGCGGTCGAGGCTTCGCTGGAGGCCGTCGAGGGCACCCGCAACTACGTCGAGCGGATCATCGACTACACCTTCGTGGTGGTCGACGGGCCGAGCGCGGTGATCGAGGGCTGGGTCTTCGTCGCCACGCTGGACCACGAGGCCGACCAGGGAGCCGACGAGAGCGTCGGGATCCGCCGGGCACCCGTGGGAACCAGGCTGGCCGACAAGATCGGCGCTGACGCCGCCAAGGCGGTCGAGGCCGCCGATCTGACGAGCTACCGCCACGCGGGCGCTGACTGCGACCACTGCGGCTTCAACCGCCGTCGCAACCAGACCTACGTCCTCTACGAGATCGAGACCGGCGCGCTGCGCCAGATCGGCTCGACCTGCCTCCGGGACTACACGGGCGCTAACTCCGCTGAGCGGATTGCGGCCTGGGCCGAGTGGCTGGAGGCCCTGTACAGCGACCTGGGGTCCGGAGGCGACTACGACGACGTGGGCGTCGGTGGTGGGCGGATCGCCCATCGCACGCTGGACTTCCTGGCGAGCGTCGCAGCGGTCACCCGCGAGCACGGCTGGCAGTCGCGCTGGCGCAAGACCGGCTACGGCGACTTCGAGCGCAACTACGACGCCACGGCCGACCGGGCGATGGACAACCTGAACGACCAGGGCAAGAAGACCGCGATCCCGATCACGGCCGACGACAAGACCGAGGCCGCGACTGCGCTGGAGTGGGTCCGCGAGGATCTGGCCGAGCGCGACGAGCTGGACGAGTTCCAGCACAACCTCGTCACGTACGCGCGCTCTGACTGGCTGCCCGCCAAGGGTGACGGCTTCATCGCCTACATCATCCAGGCGCGCAAGCGCGAGATCGGCGACCGGCTGGAGTACGAGCGCAAGGAGCGCGTCGCGGTCGAGTCCGAGTGGATCGGCGAGCCCAAGCAGCGCATCAAGGGCCTGACCTTCACCGTGACCTTCACCAAGGTGATCGACGGGCACTACGGTGCCAAGCAGCTCACCAAGGGCCACGACGAGAACGGCAACCTGCTGGTCTGGTGGGCGTCGGGTGGGACCTGGCTCGACCAGGGCCACACCTACGAGCTGACCGCCACGGTCAAGTCCCACGATCGCGACAGCTACCAGAACGACGCGAAGGTGACCGAGATCACCCGGGTGCACGGTCCGTCGGTGACGGACGTCACCCGGTGCGAGGATTGCGGCGAGCAGCTCCAGCCCGACCCCGAGATGCCCGGCAGCAGCAAGGCCGCGATCTGCGCCTGCACCATCAGGGCGCGCGAGGAGGCCGACGCCAAGGAGGCCGCTGAGAAGGCGGCCTTCGACGCCGAGCACGACGACCTGCGCGCGATCTACGACCGCGTCCGCGAGCGTCAGCCCAACAGCACCTGGCAGCACTTCCCGTTCGGGAGCTTCGTCCAGACCGCCAAGCAGAACCCCGAGCTGGTCGAGGCGCTCGTCGAGGAGCTGGACAAGAAGGCAGCAGCAACCACGACCGAGGAGAACCGATGAACGAGAAGCTGGAAACCGTGAGGGTCGCCGCGATGGATGCGGCGTCGCTGGCACAGCAGGCGCAGGGCATCGTGGCAGGCATCCAGAACGCCACAGACGGCTCGGCCGACTGGATGCTGCCCCATGCCCAGGAGGCGCTCGACAACGCGCAGGTGCGCCTGGACGCTGCCAAGCGCGTGCTGCGGGAAGCGCTGGAGACGAGCCGATGAGCACGACGACAGACACCGAGACCGTCACGGTCGGCCGGATCACCTACGAGGTGACCAGGACCGAGCGGCCCGACACGATCCCGTACGAGCTGCACGGCCCGCGCGGAGCCCACTACGGGCTGATGCGCAATCACCACAGGCCCGAGATGCTCTTCCTCTTCAACATGAAGGGGTTCACCAAGCACTCGCCCGACTGGTGGTTCACCGACCGGGACGGGACCCTGAGGTACGTGCGATGACCGGGCCGACAGACACTTTCTGGATCGCCGACGAGCCGATCATGTACGAGGTCCGCAAGACCGAGGGCAGCGACATGCGCGGCCCCGGCGTCCTGATCGTCCGCTGCGAGAACAGCGACGAGGACTACCAGCAGGGCCTGATGGAGATCGTCCATGACGGCGACACACTTCGCCTGACCCAGGTGGACGGCGACCTGGACGCGAAGAAGGCGATTACCGCCGACCAGCACGCGATGCGCATGGCCCGCTACCCGTTCAATATCTGGCGGCGCATCTGGAAGGTGGCGATGGGATGACCGAGTTCAGGATCGGCCCGGACTACCTCAACGACGCCCTGGAGACCGCCGAGGTGGACGGCATCCGGATGGCCAAGAACTGGCGCGGGCAGCTCAAGCTCGACACCGAGATGTCGTCAGACGAGACGATCAACGTGCTGATCAGCGGCCTGGCGCGGCTGTACGCCAAGCTGATCAGGGAGCGCGCCGGTCACGGGCCCTCGATGCAGGTGTAGATCTTCGTCTGCCCGCCCGGGTGGTTGATCACGAGAATGCCCGGGTTGTAGCCCGCTAGGCATTCAAAGCCGCCGCCCGGTCCCGCCGGTCCTTGGGGCCCGGTGTCGCCCTTCGGCCCTGCTGGTCCTGCCGGACCCGTTGCTCCCGTGTCGCCCTTGTCGCCCTTGGGCCCTGTCGGGCCCGCTGGGCCAATCGGCCCTGGCGCTCCTGCCGGGCCGGTCTCGCCCGTCGCCACGTTGATCGTGACCGTCTTGGTCGGCGGTGGCGCGCCCGACGAGGCGAGCGCGGCAGCGCCAAGGCCACCGGCTGCGGCGAAGCCGGTTGCGCCGACCACCGCCAGGATCGAGCTAGCCTTCACTGGCGATCCTCAGCTCGTGCAGCTCCTTGGCGAGCCGTTCGCTTTCGGCACGGGCCTCCTTCAGGCGTTTGAGGCACTCTTCGTGCTCTTCGCTTCGGCTCTTCCGTAGCGCCAGGATCGTCGAGACCAGGCCGCCCAGGGCCGAGACGACTGCTGCAAGGCCAAGCAGCGTGGGCGAGTCTACGGCTCCAAGTGGCTGCACTCATGTCGCCTTCGTTGGTCGGCTCCCATCCCCTCCCGCAGGGTACGCCCCGCCGAAGGGGTCGCTGCAATCCGAATCCTGAAGCCGCTCAGACCGACTGTAGGCTCCGGTTCTGTGTCCAGCGAAGGAGACTCTGTGAACGGGATCGGGCTCGCTGTCGAGGAGTTTGAGCCGGTCTACCTGGAGATCGGCGACATCCACATCACCGAGTACGGCAAGCGGTGGTGCAACGATTGGATGGAGGGCCTGGAGCGCCACAACCAGACGCTGAAGGACGTCGCCAGCCTCGCCCTGGTCGAGATGCGCGACTGGCACTGGATCCAGCGCAAGCTCGACGCCGAGGGCGTCGCGCAGATGATCAGCTCGGGCGTCTCGCAGTACGCGATGCCCAAGCTCAACGACCACCTCAACGGCAAGACGGCGTTCACGATGCCGGTCACCGTGGCGATGGGTCTGTGGACGGTCGCGCCGACGTCGACATCGACCGGCGCGTCGGCTAACGAGGCCAACTACACCGGCTACGGCCGCCAGACGATCGCCGCGGCCGGGTGGAACGCCTCGACGGCCGCGACACCTTCGGTGTCCACGAACGCGAGCACGATCACGTTCGGCAACTGCACCGCGGGCACCTCGACGTTGCTCGGGTTTGAGATCTGCGACTCGGCGACGATCGCGGCGGGCAACGCGCTGTGGTACGGCACGCTCACGAGCACGGTGATCAGCACGACTCAGACCCCGCCGACGATCGCGGCCGGTGCCCTCGCCGTATCCATGACCGGGACCTAGAGAGGACGCCGATGGGCGAGACCTACACCCACCCCGAGACCGGCGAGGAAGTCGAGATCCCCGACGGCGCGGAGATCACCTACGTCGGCAAGGGCGCAGACCAGCAGATCGCCGGATGGTCCAATCCGCCTGCCACGCCCGAGGGCGAGCTGCACCCCGACCAGGTCGAGGGCTATGACCCGCACTTCCCCCGCGACAGCGTCCAGCGGCGCGTGCTGGCCTACATCACCGACGACGATCACGTCGGCCGCGGCCCGCGCAACACCGCCGACCGCCTCGCGCAGGAGCTGGACGAGGATCCCAACACGCCGTTTGTGCTTGAGGGCTTCGACGACCCGGCGACCGGCGAGCCGGTCGAGGGCGACGACGTGCAGGGCTACCTGGACGAGCTGGTGGAGGCGGGGCTCGTCGAGGCGCGCGATGACGGCACCTACGGGGTCACCGAGCCGGGGCGCATCGAGCTGGTCAACTAGGCGGCCGTGATGAGGTGGACTCGCGAGCGAGGCGCTCTCGTCCCGGTGGTCGAGGATCTGATCGAGTCAGACTTCCTGCGCAACTGGGAGGTGCTCGACCTCGGTCGCGAGCGTGACTGCCAGCGGCGCGAGTGGGGCCGGATGATGCGCGACGTGCTGCGCTCCGGTCGGCCGACGGCGAGCGTGCCGGGGAACGCCTACACCGTCGTGAGTCCCGTCTTCGCGCTGGCGGTAACGGCGAAGACGGCGATCAACCTGATCGCTGGGGCCGCCAACCAACCGTCGATCGTCGAGTTCGGGATCTCGTGCGACGGCACGACCGGCAACCTGCTGGTCGAGCTTTGCCAATCGACGCAGGCGGGTGCGGGAACGCCGGGGTCAAGCCCGACCCCCACCCAGCTTCGCGGTTGGCCTCCACAGCCGAGCGCGAACACGGCCGGGATCAGCTATACCGCCGAGCCGACCGTGCTGACGACCTCGGGCGTCAAGCGCTGGCGCTACGCCCTGCCCGGCGGGCCGCTGGTCCTCCAGTCGCCGCTGGGTCGTGAGACCACCGCGATCGTCACCGCCGCGACGGCGGGCAAGGGGCTGTGCCTCAGGCTCACCGCTTCGACCGGGACGCCCAACGGTGACAGCTACGTTGAGTACGAGGAGTAGGGCGCGAGCGGCGGGCTGAGCGGTGGCCGCGCAGGCGATCACCCCTTCTGCGCAGGCGACGAGCGCGGCAACGCTGACGGTGGCGGCTGTCGTCCGGGTGCGGATAGTCGTTATCGGCCAGGCCGTGATGCGGGCGGCGCAGAGATAGATGGCACGCACCGGCCGCTCATTCCCTGCGCGCGCGGTGGTGATGCGGCCGGTCGCGGGACCGGTTCCGCAGTTCCTCTCGCGGTCCTACGACCAGGCAGTTCTGAGCGATTCGCCTGCCAACTACTGGGCGCTGGATGAAGCCAGCGGCACGGTCGCGACCGACAGAGCTGGCGCTAACCCGGGCACCTACACGGGCGGCTTCACGCTCGCTTCGGCCGGGCCACAGGGCCGTCGGGTTGTCCAGCTCGATGGGAGTACGGGCTACGTCGATCTCGGTTCGTCGATCAACCTGGCTGCCATCGGCAATACCGGGCTGACGGCTGTCGAGGCGTGGCTCTACCCGACGACGTTCCGTGGCAACACCGCGATCATCGACACCACTGGGTACACGGAGCCGCTCTCCTGGTATCTCGACGGCAGTGGCTACTCGCATCTGAACGTCGGCTACATCGGCAACCAGCAGGGGATCGCCGCGGCGGGCCCGCTGACACTCAATGCGTGGAACCACGTCGTCGCGGTGTGTGTCGGCACGCTCGTCGGCAGCGTATGGACGGGCACGATCTACCACTACCTCAACGGCCTGCCCAACGGTAGCGGCGCGGTCATCGGCCAGACGGTGCAGACCGGAGCGGGGAACGACTACCGGATCGGCGGTGCGCAGGCTTCCAGCAACAGTCAGTTCAACTTTCAGGGGAGCGTCTATGGCGTTGCCTACTACGCCGGGGCGCTCACCGCTGCCCAGGTCCAAGCCCACTACAGCGCGGGGATCGGCCAACTCTCGGCGATTGTCGGGACCGCGGCCCAGGCTCTCGTCTCGGTAGTCCAGAAGCTGACCCCCGTCGCCCAGGCGCAGGCGCAGGCGACGGCCACGGTCACCGCGAGCCCGGTTCTCACGCCGGTCGCCCAGGTCGCGACGTCGGCGGTGTCGCTCGCCACCGCGCGCTCGGTGCTCGTGCTGAGCGCCGCAAGTGCCGCTCAGGCGTCCGCGACCGTCATAGCGAAGGTCGCTCTCGTACCCAGCGCGAGCGCATTGGCCCAAGCCGTTGTCACCATCGTCGTCCCGACTGCGGCGCTCCTGACGCCGACTGCGGTGGCCACTACCTCGGCCGCTGTGACCGCCAGCGCCCCGGCGCTGCTGACGGGCTCGGCGAGCGCCGCCACAGCCGCGAGCGCTAACGCAACCGCGAGCGCGAAGCTCGCGCCGAGCGCGCAGGCGCAGGCGGCGGCGTCTGCTGTCGCGACCACCGGCATGCTCGTAGCGGCGAGCGCCAGCGCGAGCGCGAGCGCCACCGGTTCGGTCACGGCTGCGATGCCTCTCTCGGCCGCGGCGGGAGCGACGGCCCAGGCCACGCTCGCGCTGCGTGCTCCTACCGCGCTCACTGCGTCTGCCAGCACCGTCACGGCCGCGAGCGCGCTCGTTGCCACTCCGGTCCTGCTGGTGTGCTCGGGAGGCGTAGCCACGGCTGCGAACGCCGTGACGACCGCTGTCGTCGGCCTGGTGGCCAGCGCCAGCGTGAGCACACAGGCGACTTTGGGCGTACAGGCCCCGGGGATCCAGTTCCTGAGCATCACCGCCGCTACGGCCACAGCCGCAAGCGCGACGGCGGTTGTCAAGGTGGCGCTCACCCCGTTCGCGACCGCCGCGTCGGCGGCCACCGGCCTTGCCACGGCGGCCGCGCTGCTCGGCCCTGTCGCGGCTGCACAGGCGAGCACCCAGGCGCTGGTCACGTCGCGTGTCACGCTCACCGCCGCGGCGGTCACGGCGACGGCCGCCGTCGCCACCGCGATCACGGTGGCACCGCTGGCGGCACAAGCGCAGGCGCAAACGCAGGCGGCGGCCACGGCTACGACGACGAGCCCGGTTGTCCCCAGCGCTCAGGCGGCGGGCATCGCGATCGCCACGATCAGCGCACCGGGCCTGCTGTTGCCGACGGCGATCGTCTCGACGCAGGCGTCATGCAGCATTGCCGTCGCCCAGGGGCTCCTGCCGACGGCCGCAGCGCAGACCGCGGCGACGGTGCTGATCAGCAGCGGCGGCGCGTCGCTGCTGGCGATCGCCGCGACCACTACGCAGGCGCTCGCGGTGGTCGTGGTGCGCGTCGCGTTGACCCCGAGTGCTGTCGCGAGCACCAGCGCGACGGCAACCGTCGCCGCTGCCGTCCGGCTGACTCTCGCTGCCGCTGCGCAGACGAGCGCGAGCGCGAGCACGACCGCGAACCTGCCGCTCGTCCCGACGGCGGGAGCAGCGACATCGAGCGCGATGACGCTTACGACGGGCGCAGTGCTTGCGGCGAGCGCCACGAGCACGACCGGGGCAGCGGGAGCCGTCACCGCGTCCACCTGGATGGTGCCGGGCGCTGGCGTGCGGACGAGCGCCACGGCGAGCGCCACGGCGGCGTCTCAGCTCACGCCCGGCGCTACGAGTAGCACGGCCGCTGCAGGCACGATCGTCGTCACCGAGGTGCTGACCCCGGCCGCCGGAGCTGCGTCGTACGCCGTGGCGCAGGTCTCCGTACACGTTGGCCTCGCCGCGAACGCCACGGCCGCCACGCTGGCGGTTCTGCGGGTCACCGCGCCGCTCGTGACGACGCTGCTGCTCCCGCTGTATGCCGACGTGACCGCCAACCGCACCTACCTCGACGTCGTCGACCCCGGCCAGAGCGCCGTGGTGACCGCGAGCCGCGCCTACGCCGACGTTGCCGATCCGACCGTCTTCGCCGACGTCCAAAGCTAAGTGGGGCAGGGCCCGCCGCGGCTCGTAGGATCCGGGCATGGCGCTGCTGCTCACCGGTCCGTGGAAGATCAAGCGCGGAGCCACCTCGCCGCCCTACCACGTGACGCTGCGCCAGGCGGACAAGAACCCGGTGGATCTCAGCCAGGCCGATCACGTCAACTTTGTGATGCGCCTGCGCGGGGAGAACGACCCGACCGTCGATGCGCTGGCGGTCACGATCCAGGAGGGTGACGCCGAGACCGGCACCGACGTCGGCGTCTGCGAGTACGACTGGGTCCGGGGCGACACCGACGTCAGCGGGATCTACGACGTCGAGTTCGCGCTCTATGACGTCAACGGCGAGGTGTACGCCCGGGTCCCGAACGACAGCTACCTTGAACTTCAAATCCTTGGGAACCTGTCGGCTCCACCGCCATGACGAGCGAGGCCGAACTCGCCTACTTTGCGGGCTTCTTCGACGGCGAGGGTTGTGTTGGTATCAACCCTGTCTCAAAGGCTGGCGGGGTTAGCCGCTACTACTGCCTTTACGCCACCGCTCGGCAGATCGACACCACCCCGCTCCAGATGCTCAAGGAAGCTTTCGGTGGCTGTATTCAAGGACCCCACAATGCCTCCGCAACTAAGCGGGGCACCTATTCGTGGCGTGTGCAGGCGGCGCAGGCAGAGCAGTTCCTGGTAGCGGTCTTGCCGTACCTGGTAGTCAAGCGGGCCCAGGCCGAGCTTGCCTTGGAGTTCCGCCGAACCTTCCACCGGGGGGAGATCCTCCCGAAGGGCAGCACCCACGCAGGGAATCCTGCGCGGCGTCATGCAGTCATGGAACGGCGCGAGATGTGCTACCGGGAGATGAGAGCGCTCAACAGGCGCGGTCCCCGCCCGTAGCACCCGCCTTAGCGCGCGATGTGTGCTACACTGTAGGTGCGGCCGAAAGAGGAGCCGCGACCCCCCGACCGAGGAGGCCAGATGATCAAGGTCAAGGTGACCTTCGCCAGCGGAGCGATTCGTTCTGGCAAGGGCAAGACCATCGAGGCTGCCGTCGCGAAGCTCACGAAGTACGCGGACGGCGCGGCGATCATCGACGTGGCCGTGAGAGGAGCATGACCGTGGACGAGCAGTTCACCTGCCCCGAGTGCGGGACCGAGATGATCCGCAGCCCGCTCGACCCGGAGTTCCTGATTCACGTCGAGTCCACCGACTGCGCTCCCGACCCGTGGCCGACGCCCGAGACCGCGCGCGCGACCTGCCACTGGCTGATCCAAGTCGCCAGCGGCAACCCCGAGCCCGACTTCCCCGAGGATCTCTGGAAGGAAGTCGAGTGCGGCGCGGCGCTGACCATCAACGAGTACGGGTCCTGGAAGTGCGAAGCCGGGCACGAGTACGTGACCATCAACGATCCGGCACGAGCGGCGTGGGACGCCGAGCAGGCGTTCATCGAGCGCCAGGAAGAGCGCTACTGATGGCCGAGTTCCGGCTGTACTTCAACGACGCCGACGATGCGCATGCAGCGCAGAAGCGCGTCGAGAGCTACGACGCGCCGATCAAGACGCTGGACGACGTGCGAACTGACATGCGCGACTTTGCCCACCGGCACGGGGTCGCGGACCCGCTGCGTGCGGCGCGGAAATACCAGGCGATCCTACGGGCAGGCGATCCCGTCACGATCGTCTGGCCAGCGTCGCGATACGACGATGACGCCAGCTCTCCCTGGGAGCTGATCTTGGAGGCCGACTCGATCCAGGACGTGCAGCAGTTCGTCGGGGTCGATCTCGACTACTCGTGGGAGACGGGCTGATGGTTGAGCGGCTAGAGCATGAGTCGCCGCGTTCGTGGACCCGCCGGGCGGTGCTCGCGAAGGCGCGCGAGCTTGGCGTGAACTTGCCCGAAGAGGCGATCCGCGCGCTCGCGGACGAGGCGGTGATCACCATGTCGCTGGCGTTTGCGCACGACATCCCGAAGGATCCGGGGATGTCGGTGATCGAAGGGTTCCAGGCGATGATGGCCGTGACCGAAGAGTGGACCGAAGAGCCCGACGAGTAAGCGCACGATGTGCGCTATACTGTAGGTGCAACCCCCGACCGAGGAGGAACAAATGAGTGGCCTGCGCGCAGACATCTACCGAGGGCCTTACGGCGACTGCTCAGGCGGCGGGATCTCCAGCCGCGTGAACCAGGTGACGATCGTCGACCCGCGCATCGAGGGGCCGTTTGAGCCCAGCGACGACGCCCCCGCGGTGCGGCTCGTGGAGCGCAACTTCGGCGGCAAGCCGTACTTCCACCTGGAGCCGATCGAGCGGCCCGAGGGCATGCTCGGCCCGATGATGGGCGGCACCTACGTGGCGACGCCGGACAGCCGCCTGCGCCGGATCGTGGAGGGAGCGATCCCGCTGCACGACCGGTGGGAGACCCCCGAGCAGTACAGGAGCCTGAGCATATGAGCGAGTTCCCGATCGACCACACGATGCCGAACGGAGCGACCGTGGCCGACTGGCTCGGCACGGCGGCATCCGCTGCCCGCGCAGCGGCGATGCACATCGAGGATGTGCGCGGAGTCGGAACCGCGTACCGCCCCGACGCGTTCACCTCGCGAGCCAAGCTCGCCAAGGCGACCGAGCAGCTTCGCCAGGCGCTGAGCGAGCTTGAGACCGTTACGGGCGTGCTGCTGATCAAGCAGGGGTAACGCCGGGGCGCAAGCCTGGCTGGGCAAGAAGGGCCGTCCTCGCTGTGAGGGCGGCCCTTTCCCTTTCCACAGAGCGGGCAGAATCCATCTGCGGTAGCGGTCACAGGCCGCCGTAGTATCGGCCCCATGAGTGCTGTCACAGACCCGCCGACCGAGGCGCTTGAGCTACGCGAGGCGATGTACGCGCTCTCGCGCGACGCCGTCCCGTTCCCGACCGAGCTGCAGGAGCAGCGCGTCCGGCGACTCGTCGACCGCGGCCTGAGCTTGGAAGAGGCGACCGAGACCGAGCAGCACGAGCGCAACAAGCTGCTGCCGCTGCACATCCTGCGCCCGTGCCTGGGCAAGGGCAAGGGCCGACACCTCTACGAGGCGAAGATGCTGGAGGAGAACGCCAGCAAGTTCGCGGGCTGGCGGCAGTTCATCGACCACCTCTCACCGGAGGCGCGGCGCGCGGCCAAGGGGCTGCCGCGCTCGATCCGCGACCTGGGCGGGCGGATCGTGGAGAGCTACTGGGACGGCAGCGTGCCGCCCGACCCCGACAAGGACTTTGGCCAGGGCGCGGTCGTCGGCTGGTCGCTGCCGACGCCGTTCATCCGCGAGCTGGCCGAGAACGATCCCGAGCTGGTCGAGGCCTCGATCTCGGCCAACGCCACGAGCGTGCAGCCGATCATGCGCGACGGCCGCCGGGCGTGGCTGGTCGAGGGCATCGAGGATCGCGGAAGCGTTGACTGGGTGACGGAGGCGGGCGCTGGCGGCCGCGTCGTCGCGCTGATGGAAGCTGCCTACGAGGAGGACGGGATGGGACTGCTGGAGACGATGACCGACGAGGAGTTCATCGCCTACGTCGAGGAGATCCGCCCGCACCTACTCACCGAGCAGTCTGACGGCGACGCCGAGGACGCGGCAGACCAGGGCGATGACGAGCTTGAGGAGATGGTCGCGCGGATGATGAAGCGCAACCCCAAGCTCAACCGGGCCCAGGCCGAGGCGCTGGCCAAGAAGGCGCTGGCCAAATCAACGGCGGAAGCCGCAATCACAGAGGAGACGGATATGGGTGCGATCACCCCCGAGGCGCTCCAGGAAGCTCTCCAGAGTGAGGACTTCCGCGGCGTGCTCGATGACGTTGTCGAGCAGCGCGTCAAGACGCTGGTCGAGGCGGCGGTGGCAGGCGAGCGAGAGCTGATCCGCGCCGAGGCGCGCGCCGACGCCGACCGCCAGCTTGAGCTGCGCGACATGCGCGACGCGGCTCACCGGCAGATCTCAGAAGCCAAGCTTCCGACGGTGTTCGCGAATCGCGCCAAGGCGCAGTTCGAGATCACCAACGACGGCCCGGCGTCGGCGCTGGATGTCGTCGACGACGTCGACGATGACGGCAACGTCACCAAGCAGGCGGCCGCCAAGCTCCAGGAGGCGGTGGACGCCGCCGTCCAGGATCAGCGCGAGCTGCTCGCCGCGGCCAACCCGACGGCCGTTCGCGGCCAGGGCCCTGGCGCTCCCGCCAAGCGCGGCGACGGGGAGGAGGACCCGAAGAAGGGCGAGGGCACGCTCTACGGGTCCCTGCTCCAGGAAGCAGGGGTCGATCCCGCAACGGCGTGGGACGACTAGGCCACCGGTAGGCAGAAAGGAGCAACGAGGTGCCATATAACCGACCTGGCCCGGGCGTCTACGTCGTCAACGGTGGCTCGGCCATCGCACACGGTTCGCCCCAGGTGAACGCTGGTTTCGTCGGCGTCGCGGTCAAGCAGAAGTCGCGGACGTGGCAGGACGGTCTCGCGATCCAGGCGACGATCGACGCGGCCGAGCCGTACTTCCTGATCACCAAGGGCGTGGTCCAGGTGCCCAACACCGGGATCTCCGCCAACGTCAAGGGCGACCCGATCTACATCACGGCGGCCGGGGTGCTCAACACGACCAACACCAACCCGAAGTTCGGGCGCATCGTGGAGGTCTCCGGACAGCGCGGCACGCCCACGGGCAAGGTCCGCATCGACCTGGACACGAAGGACAGCTTCTAGTTCTCAGCCGGGTTCCCCCACCCGGCTGAGTCGGCCCTTCGGGGCATCATCATGGGCGCGTTGCGCCTTGGCGGGGAGCGGCGAAAGTCAAACCAAGGAGCAACGTGATGCACGGCAATCCATACGGGGCTTACGGGCGACCGATTCGGCTGCTGGAGGCCTACAAGGAATGGCGCGACGAGCGCCAACTGGAGGAGGCCGACTCCAAGGCCGACTTCCCGTCGTTCCTGTTCGGCCCGGTGCGCCAGTCGATGTGGTCCGGGTACTCGCGGGCCCAAGCGCAGTATCAAAGGTACACGCGCCAGGAGAACGCGCCGGACTTCCGCGACCGGCGACTGCGTGGCCTCAACGGGCTGCTCGGGATCGGCTACGTGGGAGACCACGGGCACTACCCCGGCATGGTCCGCACCGAGCGCCCGGCGGCTTCGCTGTCGGTCGACACGTACGGTGGCGTCTACCAGATCACCCGCCAGGCGATCATCAACGACGACTCCAACGAGCTGCTGAACCGCAACCCGGCCGACATGGGCTACGCGGCCGGTGTGTTCATCCTGCAGACCGTGATCGCGATGATCCAGACCCCGGGTCTCGCGCCGGACGGCAACGCGTTCTACAGCGTCCCCCGCGGCAACCAGGTGGTCGTGCCGCTGTCAGAGGACGCGCTGGCTGACGCGGTGGCCTACATGGAGTCCCAGCTCGACGACGACGGGCGTCAGATCGTCGTCACGCCGCAGCTCCTGGTGGTCAAGAACGCGCGCCTGCAGATGATCGCCCAGCGGATCCTCAACTCGACCCAGACCGGCGTCAACATCCAGTACACGGGCGCGGCCGGAGTCGGATCCAACGTGTTCGACAAGGGCACGATCAACCCGCTGGCCGGGATTCTTCCCGCCGACGGCGTGATCCGCGATCCCTGGTTCTCAGACGCCAACGACTGGTATCTGTTCGCCGACCCGGGCGACGTCCCCGCGTTCGCAGTGGGCTTCCTCAACGGGCAGTCAGAGCCGCAGGTAATGCTCAAGGACCCGATGGTCCGGATGGCGCTGGGCGCGGGCACCGACCCCTACCAGTACGAGCTGGACTCGGTGGACTTCAAGGTCCGCTCGGACTTCGGCACTGCACCGATCGACCCTCGCGGTGCGTACCGTTCAATCGTTCCGTAGGCCTCTCCATCCACCGGAACGGACCTCGCGGCGGCGGCTTTCGGGCCGCCGTCGCCCGTTTGTGAGCCCCGCTCGGGGCGCGGGTAGCCTTGAGCAAACGAGCCCAGAGGAGGCTTAGCACACATCATGTCACCCCGTGGCAACGATTCAGAAGCAGCAGGCCAAGAGCTGAAGGCTCGTACCGGCGTCGCCCCCAACGCCGAGGAGATGATCGCGGCCAACCAGGCGCGCTGGCCGACCGAGCTGATGGCGGCCAACAACCGGGCGGTCGACTCCGAGGCGACCGACGACCTGTCCGACGACGAGGTCCAGGGCCTGGTCGGAGACGACCAGACGGTGCTCGGCCACGCGGTCCGCGGTCCGTTCGTGGTCACCGTCTCCGAAGACGACGAGACCGGCGAGATCGTCAAGAAGGCACACCCGCGCCCGGGTCACGAGAAGCAGGCCGAGCGCCTCGCGCCCAAGGAGATGGATCCCGAGAAGGCCGACAAGGAGGCCCAGAAGCGGGCCGAGAAGGAGGCCAAGGAGCGCGAGGTCGACGAGGACGTCGCCACGCCCGAGGGCGCAGCCGAGGAGCAGGGCGAGCAGGGTGACCAGGGCACCGAGCAGCAGCCCCACCCCGAGCAGCAGGCCGAGAAGCCCAAGTCGACCGCAACGCCCGCGGCCGCTCGCCGCCGATAGGAGGAAGGGGCGGTGAGCGTCACGCCAACAGCGGCGCTGCCGCCCACCGTCGCCGACCTCAAGACCTGGAGCCGGATCGACTTCTCCTCGCTCGACGCGCCCTACACCGACGCTGACCTGCAGGAGCTGATCAACCGCACGGCGGCGTACCTGACCGCGGTGACCGGCACGGCGATGGACGGCTCGCTGACACCAGCGCTCGTGCCGATCGCAGAGGACGCATTCCAGATCCGGATCGAGGAGACGGTCTTCAAGAGCCAGCCCGACTACGTCGAGACCGAGGCCGACGACCTGATCCAGAGCTTCACGGCGGGCAACTACTCAGAGTCGCGCCATGAGCCCGGTCGGTCGCGCTACACGGGGGTGACCACCGGGCTGCCGAGCATCGACCCCAACGCCCGCCTGAACTTCGACATCTGGCTGCTGTGCACGCCGCAGATGCAGGAGTACTGGCGCTTCGTCATGCAGAACCAGGGGGCCCCGGCGATCGAGGTAACCGAGGCCGACTGGGGCAACTACGACGGGCTGTACCCCTACAGCTACGGCGTCGGGGCGTTCCAGGGGCCGCTGCTTGAGCCGGGTGTCTGGGGCGCGTAGGTGTCGCTCAACGCGGCGCTGGTCGACCGGGCCCGCCGGGTGATCGAGACCCCGACCGACGAGAAGGTCGAGGGCACGACCGTGTTCCAGACGCTGCACGGCCCGTGGTTCAAGGTGCGCCTGACCCTGCAGGCATCGCCGGAGTCAGACGATCCGCAGGCGGGCCGCCGCCGCGTCCCGCACCCCGGCACGATCCTGTGCGGCGTCAAGGATCTCGACGGCGGCGTGGTGGTGATCAACGCGACCGACCGGCTGTGGGTCAACTCCAGGGAGCTGGGCAGCGCGCTGTATGAGATCACCTCCGACGGTGAGCCGATCCGCAAGAAGCGCAAGCAGATCGGCTGGATGGCGACGATCACTCGTCTGGAAGAGCACGAGTTCCAGGCGGTCGAGGCGTGAGCGGCTACGAGGCGGTCTACATCGGGCCGAAGCTCGCCGACCTGTTCGACGACACACCGGTCAAGCGGACGTGCCTGCGCATGGCCGATACCGGCGGCGACCGCATGCACGCGATGATCAGCGCGCTGACGCCGGTCAAGACCGGCAACCTGGCCACGAGCTGGTATCGCGAGCCGACGCGGCGCGAGCTGCACGGGACGGCACCGGCCTACGTGTCAACGGTCGCGACAGACGTCGACTACGCGCCGTACGTCAACTACGGGACGGGACTGTGGGGCCCGGAGCACCGCAAGTACCTGATCGAGCCGCACCCCCCCAACCAGGCGCTCACGTGGATCGACCCGCTTACGGGACGCCGTGTGTTCGCGCGCCGCGTCTGGCATTCGGGCTCGCCAGGCGAGCACATGATCGAGAAGGGCGGCGCGCTTGTCGAGTCGCTGTTGAACGAGATCATGGTTACCGACCTGGAGATCTTCAAACGCGAAATGGAGGCCCAGGCGGTCGAGGCGATGCGCGGGGTGGTGATCCCGCCGAGATGAGCACGCTCGACGTCGGCCGGACGAACACCGACGCGCTGAGGAGCCTCAAGCGCTACGTCGCCGCGGCGCTGGGCGACGGCTTCGAGGTGCGCCTGTCGCGCGAGGAGGGAGCGTTTGACCGGCCGTTCGCGCGCGTCTGGCAGGTGGCGGGCACGACCTACCCGCTGACCGGCGGGAAGTGGCTGGCGGACATCGTGCAGCCGTTCGTGATCTCCGCCTACCCCGAGCCCGGCGAGACCCCCGACGAGGCGCTGCTGGGCGCGCAGGCGGTCGAGGAGACGCTGTACAAGGCGTTCCGCGTGGGCGTCAACGGCGGGCGTCCCCTGCGCGTGCCGCTGCTGAACTACGCCAGCGTCGCGCTGGACGCGCCGGGCGTCTGGAAGGCACCCATCTTCATGCGCGTCACCGATCTCTCGACCCAGCCGTTCCCGGACCCTGACGAGTCCCGGCTGTGGACCGTTGTCTGTGACGTGCGCCTGACCTGGCGCAGGCTCGCGGCCACCATTCCGGACAGCCCGCTGCTCACCTCTGTGCCCGTTTCGCCGGGCCCACTGCTCGACTCTGTACCCGTCTCGCCGGGCCCCTGATTCATCTGTGGTCGCCCGTCTGGGCGGCCGTAGTATCGGCGGCAGCCCGTCTGTGGGCTCACAGAGAGGAGCACGGTGGCGGATTCCGAATCAACACAGAGCAAGCGCCAGAGCGCCAAGCGACCCGCGGAGCCCGCCGAGGAGGCGCAGGACGTGGAGGCCACCGGCACCGAGGATCCGGGGACTGCCGACGCACCAGTAACGATCCCCGTCAGCCAACTGATCGAGCAAGGGTCGCCGCTGCTCGGCTACGACTCCCATGTCGTCGCGGGCGCGCTGTACGGCCGCGACGCGGACGAGGAGCTTACGACCGACGTGGCGAAGGCCGAGGTGGAGAACTGGCTTCAGCGGCCGGTGCAGGTCGACCCGGCGTACGTGGACGAGGAGGAGTAACGCATGCCCGGGATCTTCAGCAAGGCCGCGCGTCCCGCTCGCCCGGGCGCGTATTTCAACTGGTCCGCGCTGCCGGTCACCACCGTCCTGCCGAACATCGGCTCGATCGTGCTGGTGCCGATCGTGCACGACTGGGGCCCTGCCGAGACGCCTGTGGTGACCGCGTCGCTGTCTGACTTCCAGGCGAAGTTCGGGCCGACGCTGAGCGCGGGCTACAAGGCGGTCATGCAGGCCTACGAGGGCGAGGGCGTGGCGGGCCGTGGCGGTGCCGGGACCGTGATCGCCTACCGAATGACGTCGACCGCCGTGGCGACGGCGTCGAAGACCGTCCAGAACACGACTCCTGCCGTGGCGCTCACGCTGAACGCCAGGTACCCGGGCAGCTACGGCAACAACCTCGGCTGGGCCAACCAGGCCAACGCGCTCAACCCGGCGACGCAGAACGACTTTCAGATCACGCTGCTCGGCCAGGTAGTCGAGACCTACACGTACAACAAGACCGACATCGCCGGTCTGGTCGCGCAGATCAATGCGGTCTCGCAGTGGGCGACCGCGACGCTGACCCTGAGCGGCACCGCGCTGCCGACCGCCACGACGATCACGGCGCTTGCCGGTGGCCTGGACGGCTCCACGCTGGTCGGCCAGGACTGGACGGACATGATGACGGCGTGCGGGCCGCTGCGCTTCTCGCTGTTCGCCCCCTACGACCTGACCGACAACACGATCCTCGCCTCGATCCAGGCGTGGGCGATCAAGGGCAACCTCACGGGCAAGCGCTTCATGACGGTGGTCGGCGGTGCGCTGAACGAGTCGTCCACCACGGCGATTGCGCGCGCTGTGATCCTGCAGGGGATCCCGACCGGCGCGCCACAGCAGGGCGCTGAGAACTTCGTCAACCTCGGCGTGGGATCGCTGATCGACCCGACGCTTGCGCTGGCGGCGGGCGGGAGCACCCTGTCGACGTCCCAGCTCGCGCCGCGCGTCGCCGGGATCATGGCCGCTCGCGGCGAGTCGATGAGCCTCACGTTCGCGCGTCTGGCCAACGCGACCCCGGGCGTGATGCCGACCGACTCCGACATCCTGGCGTGCTTCAACAGCGGGATCGTGTGCTTCAGCCAGGACTCCAATCCCGACGCGCCGATCCGGATCGAGAAGGGGCTGACGGCCTACATCGGCGGCGACGCCACCAAGCCGTACCTGATCTACCGCAACCCGAAGTTCATGCGCACGATGCACGGGATCGAGCTGGACATCACCGACTGGGCCACGTTCAACGCGATCGGCAGCCTCCAGGTCAGCGACGCGACCCGCGCCTACATCGTCGGCCACGCGCACGACGTGATCCAGGCGCGCGCCAACCAGGGCGTGATCCAGGACGGCTTCAGCGTCGGCGTTGACCCTTCGCCGCCGCCGTCTGACCAGGACGAGTTCATCGCGCTGGTCTACGGAGTCGCCTTCGGTCGCAGCGTCGAACAGGTCTTCAACCTGGTCTACATCAGTTAGGAGGTGAACGGCATTGGCTGAAGTTGGCAGTTCGGAGGGCCTGTATCGCTTTTCGGGGATGTACGGCTACGTGATGATGGACGGTCACGTTCGTGCAGAGATCACCAACGTCACGGCGACGGTCACGATCGCCAAGATCGAGATGCCGCTCGTGGGCGCGACCCGCATGGGCATCAAGCCGGGCCGAGAGACGCGAGACGGGACCTTCTCGGTGCAGAAGGTCGACTCGCACTGGGAGAAGTACGTGTACAGCTACCTGTCCCAGAACCTCGCTCAGCGCCGCGCCGCGCGCGGCACTGCGCAGGGGATGATGCGCTCGTTCGCGATCCAGCTCTGGCTCGACGACCCGGACGCGCTCGGGTTTGAGGTGTGGCAGCTCAACGGCTGCCTGATCTGGGATCTGCCGCTGGGCTTCAACATCACCGACGACGTGATCGACAAGTCCTTCAGCTTCGGCTGGGAGTCAGAGAAGCCGCTGGAGAGCTTCGAGATCGTCCAGGACGTGCCCAACCCGGCAACCGGGCAGCCCTCGATCACGCTGCTCGACACGATGAAGACGTCGTGATCATCGACCATGAGCGGGCCTGGACGGAGCTGAAGGCCCACCTGCTGTCCAAGAACAGCCACGGCCAGCGCGACCTGCTGACACGGATGGCGCAGATCGAGATCGACTGCCGTGTGCCTGAAGAACTTCGGGCCTTTGACCCGGAGCCCCCGTATAGGAAGTCCGCTGGGCGAGCACTCCGCGAGGTGACGCCGCATGGCTGATCTGTCAACCCGTCGCGAGGCCAACGGCCCCGGAGGAGCGCCCGCATGTCTGACGTCGCAGCACCGCCGCAGCAGCCCAAGCCCCAGGAGCAGCAGGCTCCTGACCGGCTGCCGCCACCCACGGCCCTAAGGGGCCACGAGGACCGGCCCGACCGGCCCACCCCCGAAGTCCTGGAGGCGCTCGCCGCCGACGGCAAGATCACCAGCAGCGAGGCGCAGTCGGCGACCGACTGGTTTCTCTCCGAGGAGCCCGAGGAGAACGAGGAGCAGACACACACGATCGAGCTGAACGTCGGCGTCGGCGACAGGGAGCACTGGATCTCGTGGGTGGTGCGCCCGATCGACTCAGACGAGCTGCGCCGGATCCAGCGCCAGACCCAGGCGCTGCGCCGCCGCGGCCGCCAGGACGACCTGGCCGTCGATCAGCTCGGCAACCTCAAGGTGATCGTCGCGGGCTCGGTCGACCCCGACGTCGAGGCGATCGCCGCGCAGCGCGGCAAGCAGCCCGAGGCGGTGGTGCTCAAGCAGTTCGCCAAGAAGCCGGGGCTGATCGCGCAGCTCGCTGCTCAGATCATGGCGCTGTCGGGCTTTGACGACGAAGACGTCAGGGACGCGATCGTCGCAAAAAACTGATCAAGGCCGGGGGCGAGCCGCAGCTCTTGTTCCTGGCCTGGAGGTACGGCGGTGAGGACCCCTACAGAACCTACAACGGGCTCGACGAGGACTACCGGCCACTCGGCCACCCCGACGCGCCGCCGCGCCCGCCGAGGTACCCGACGCGCCTGCGCATGTTCGTCTACGGCTGCGGGATCGTGGCCCTCGACAACGAGAGCAAGCTCGCGGGCAACAAGAGCGGCCAGAAGGTCCAGCGCGCGCTGGGGGGATAGCCGGTGGCCGTAAGCGTCGAGGCCGCCTTCGTCCTGCTTGACAGGGCGTCGGGCCCGCTGAAGGAGATCCGTCGTCAGGCGCTGCTGACCGACAAGGCGATGCGCAGCCTGGACACCAGCGGTGGCGGTGGCGGCGGCGGCACGAAGCTCCTGAGCTTCAGGCAGGAGATGGAGAAGAGCCGCAACGTCGCCAGGAGCATGGGCAACGAGACCGAGGCCGCTGGCAAGAAGGTCGAGAAGGCGGGCAACATCTTCACCCGCGCGGAGAAGGCGATCAAGAACTGGACAAGGTCGCTCGGGGATGCACACCCGGCGCTGAAGGGTGTTTCCGCCGGGGTCGGCGCTGTGATCGGCGGCCTGACGGGGATGGTCAACAAGGTGACGCTGATCGGCGGGGCGGTGGTCACCCTGATCCCGATCTTGATCACGCTGACGGGGGTGGTCGGCGCGCTTGCCTCGTCGCTGGCGTTTGCCGTGGGTGGTGGGGCGCTGCTCGGCGGCGGGCTGCTCGGCTCGTTCGCCGTCGGGCTCGGGTCGCTGGCGGTGATCGCCAAGCCCGCCCTGGACGGGCTGAAGAAGTACCAGGCGGCGGTGACCAACCTCAACAAGGCGATGGCGTCCGGCAGCCCCACGCAGATCAAGGCTCGCCAGAAGCAACTGGACGCGCTCGCCAAGGCCAACCCGGGCGTGGCACAGCTCGCGCGCAACCTCAGCGGGTTCGAGAAGCAGTGGAAGAAGATGACGGCACCAGCGCGCGCGAGCTTCTTCAAGCTGGCGGCCGACGGGATCTCGACGCTCAGGGACCTGCTCCCGACGCTGGCCGATCAGGTCAACAAGAACGTCGGGGCGATCCAGCAGGGGTTTCACCAGATCCTGGAGCCGTTCCTCAAGAGCGACCAGTTCAAGGGCTTCATCGACACCCTCGGCGAGATCTTCCGCAGGAACCTGCCGGGTTTCATGAAGGGGTTCGTCGCCATCCTCGGGGGCCTGGCGAACGTCCTCAAGATTCTGGCCCCGACGCTCGACAAGGCGGGCGGGGCGTTTGAGCGCATGGGCAAGAGCTTTGAGAAGTGGACGACGTCGAAGGGTGGGAAGTCGACGGTCAGCAACATGGTCGATGCGTTCAAGGAGTGGTGGCGGCTGGTCAAGGGGATCGCGCGGATCATCGGCGACGTCGTCGGCGTTGCCGGGCCCAAGGGCACCGGGCTCATCACCAAGTGGGCGGACGCGACCAACAGGCTGGCCGACCGGCTCTCAAAGCCGGGGGGCAAGAAGGGGATCTCGGATTTCTTCACCAAGTCGATTGACGACGCTGGCAAGTTGTGGCCGCTACTCAAGAACATCGCCGATGACCTGAAGGACATCTACGCCGTCTTCAAGCCACTGGGATCGGTCACGGCGTTCGTGCTCAAGACCCTGCCTGCCCCGGCGGTCGCGGCGCTGACGGCCGCGGTGGTGGGAGGCAAGGGAATCGTAGGCGCGGTGAAGGGTGCCAAGGGCGTCCTGGACTTCTTCACCAAGACCAGGGGTTCCACGCCCGCCAATCCGCTGTTTGTCGCCGACGTCACCGGGGGCTTGGGCGGCGGTGGTGGCAAGCACTTCCGTGGCAAGCGACTGCCCGGCAAGGTTCCGGCCGAAGGGGCCGAGGTTGGGGGCGCTGTTGAAGATGCCAGCCAGCTCAGCAGGGCGGGCAGGCTGCGACGGGCCCTCGGCAGGCCCGGGCGATGGATTGCGGGCGGCATCAGGGGCCTGCCGATGGCCGGTGCGGCGGTGGCGGGCGTCACGGCCTTCTCCGCGATGTCCAAGGCCGACAACAACGCGAGGGACAAGCTCATCGCCGGGCTCAAGGGGGCGGACCCGACCGCTCCGATCCTGAACCTGATCGGCCTGCCCTCCGTCACCGAGCTGCTATTCCCGGGCGCGAACGACAAGGGGCGGCTCAGCGCCGCGCGTGTGGCGAGCGGCCTGCCAGAGGCCCTGGGCGGCACCCAGTTCAACCGAGGTCGAACCCGGGCCATACCGCATACGACCGGTCCAATCCTGACTCAACCTCCGCGTGGGTATGAGAGCAACCCGCTGATCGGCTTCGGTGCGCTCGGGCTACACCCCACCCCGTCGGGTGGTCAGGGTGGCGGGTTCTTCAGCACGATCGCCAATGCGATAACCGGCGCTGGCGTCTCCAGCAGAAACTACCTGCAGAACGTGGGCACAGCGGTGGCGACGTTCGCCAACAACCTGCCGCACAAGCTCAACAAGCCGATCAGCGACGCCACCAAGCAGGGCGCGGCCGACATCGGGACGTTCAAGCAGAAGTCCTTGGATTCGCTCAGCACCCTCAATACCAAGGGCACCAGCCAGATGCAGGGGCTGACGACCAACATGGGCACCGAGACCGGCAAGGAGAAGACCACGGTCACCGGGTTGCAGACGGCGGTCACGACCGGCATCACCAACATCGTCGGCAACGTCAACACGGTGATGCACGCGCTGGGGATCGGCAAGATCGTCGGCGGCGACTTCAAGAAGCTCGGAGCTACCGCCGGGGGTGCGATCGCCAGCGTCGGCGCGAAGGTCGCTGGTCATGCCAGCGGCGGGCGGCTGCCCGGCCCGGCGCGCGGAGATCACATTCCGCTGCTCGGCCGCGGTGGCGGCCTGCTCGGGATCGCCGATGGCGGTGAGCTGGTCGTCAACCGCCACACCGAGCGCCGGATCGACCAGAAGCTGGCGTCATTCGGGACGACGCTCGGCAGGGAGGTCTCAAACGAGACGATCCCGCACGCCAAGACCGTGTTCTCCTACGGCGGGCGGGTGCCGCGCCTGGCGACGGGCGGCAGGCTCTCCTACGGCCAGCTCGAAGGCCTGTGGACCCAGGCGGGAGGCCCGGCAGGCGCTGCCTCGCTGATGGCCGCGATCGCGCTGGCCGAGTCCGGCGGGAATCCGTCGATCGTCAACTCCATCGGAGCATCCGGGCTGTGGCAGATCCACCCGGCAGAACCGGGCGATCTCAACCCGCTAACCAACGCCCAGATTGCTGTTCGGAAGTTCCACTCGCAGGGGCTTGCCGCGTGGCAGGCGTATACGAACGGGGCGTACCGGCGCTTCCTGCAGGGCGGCGTCCCGGCGTCCGCATACGCGGGCGGAGGCGGCGCTGCGTTCGCGATGCCGAACATTCCGACTCCCGCGCTCAGGGGCCCGCCCGGCGCGCTCACGGGGCTCGGGCAGGGGATCATGCGCCAGGTCGCGGCGGGTGCCAACCAGTTCCTCGCGCGCCAGAGCCCGGGTGGCGGCGCGGTTCCCGGTGGCCAGGGCGTCGTCCAGGACCCGTCGGGCAAGCCCGTCGCCGGGTGGATCGAGCCGATCCTCAACTGGGCGCGCGGGCACGGCTGGCACGGGACGGTGACCAGCGGCTACCGCAGCTACGCGCAGCAAGCCGCGCTCTACGGCCATGTGTTCCCGGCCGCGCGGCCCGGCACCTCCAACCACGAGGGCACCGTCTTCCCGCGCGGCGCGGTCGACGTGTCCGACGCGGCCGGGCTCAGCGCGGTCCTCTCTCGCAGCCCGTACGCCTCCACGCTGGTGTGGGCAGGGTCCAAGGACCCGGTGCACTTCTCGCACCCGCACGGCGGCTCCTACGAGCTGGGGGGGCGTGTCCCGTGGTTCGCGGGCGGTGCGGATTTCGTCGCCCGGCGGCCGCAGATCATCGGCGTCGGCGATCGCCCCGGCGGCGAGCGCGTCACCGTCACGCCCACCGGCCAGAGCACGCGCGGCGGCGGCGTGCATGTCGAGATCCACCACATCGAGGTCAACCGCAAGGGCGACATCCAGCGGATCGTCGACGAGGAGATGCGGCTGCTGGCCGACTCGCTGGAGCGCCAGACCTGATGCCCCGGGTCGAGACGCGCGCGGAGGGGATGCGGATCAGGATCCAGGGGATCGGCAACGGGCTGACGGTCGACAAGCAGGGGCGCGCGCTGCTGAAGGACCCGTTCGTGTTCCAGTGCCCGCCGCTTGAGCAGTTCTCGATCCAGCACCAGCAGAACTTCGGCACCTACGACACGATCGACGACGACCAGTTCGTGCGCCGCGGCTCGCGCCAGCTCGACACCTGGTCGTTTGACACGCTGGCGATGTACCTCGGGGCCGACGCGGCCGGTCACCCGCTGCCGCGCTGGGTGCCCTACCCGACGCACGAGCCCCGCGGCCGCCAGTTCCGCGGGCCCAACTGGTACCGAGACCAGCTCGTGCATCTGCACAACGCCGGGTCGCCGTTCCGGATGATGATGGCGTTTCAGCGCGCCACGCCGATCCGCTCGACGTTCGCGGTGCTGACCGCCTTCAACGAGGTCTACAAGCACGGCGAGGGCGACACGATCTACTTCAGCAGCGTGACGTTCTCGGAGTGGCGCGACCCGGGCGACGCAAGCCGGATCAGGCACAAGGTGCCAGCGCACGTGCACTTCCGCGTCGTCGACGGGCACTACATCGCCTTCAGGGCCGACAACGGTCGCAACATCCCGACGCGGCACAAGACTGGCACGACGCTGGCCGACCTGGCTCGCTACTACTACGGCGACGGGTCCAAGTGGCGGCACATCGCCGTCGCCAATCACCTCAAGGGCGGCGCTGGCGAGACGCCGATCTTCAAGCACTGGTACCCGCATCGCTTCGCGCACGGCAAGCCGCACGTGACGATGACGATCCCCAAGCTGACGGCCCCGCCGCCATCTGCGCGCACGCCACCAGCGAAGAGCAAGACGAAGCGATGAGCACCAAGATCAGCGCGGCCGAGCGCCACAAGGAGATCCGCTTCGAGAACATGGTCGTCGACCAGCTTGAACACACGGTCTCGGTGGTCGACGTCTGGAAGACGCGGGTGCGGGTGATCGCGCGCACCGTCGACGGCAACCTCGACATCTCCAAGCTGTGCGACAACCTCACCTGGCAGGACCAGTCGAGCGACGACCTGAAGAACATCAACACGCAGGCGGCGATGACCGGCTCGATCACGCTGCACAAGCCCGCGCTGCGCCAGTACAACAAGCTGCTGCTACCGGCGTTCTCCGCGCGCGTGGTCAATGGCACCGACCGCTGGGGCGCGATGGGGGTCGTGATCATCTGCCAGGTCGGCTACGGCAAGCACTTCACCAGCATGTGGGCGATGCGGGTGACGCCCGGCTTTGACTCGGGCACGGCCGAGACGGTGACGCTGTCTGACGGGAGCTGGGTGCTGACACTCACCGACGACCTGTGGACGCTCGCCCAGACGGTGGCCGACTTCAAGTACACGTCGGGCAAGAAGACGCGCAAGAACGGCTGGCGCTGCGACGAGATCGCCGCCGACGTCTGCAAGCGCTACCGGGTGCCGGTGCGCGCGCTGGCGCAGGGCTCGGCGTACTTCTCGATGCCGCCGTCGTTGCTGACCTCGCCGGTACACGTGATCACAGCCGCTTACCAGGAGGAGACCAAGCGCACCGGGCGCACGTTCATCATCCGCTGGGGAGCGCCGGACAAGAAGCACCCGTTCGGGGCGCTTGAGGTGGTGCCGATGCGGCGCAACCGCAATCTGACCAAGCTGCGCAGGCTGCTGCTCGACGCAACGCTGACGCGCAGTCAGAGCCCAGGCTTCGCGACCGTGGTCCTGGGGCGCGGGACGGTCAAGGAGGGCAAGAAGCACAAGACCATCACCGTCACCGCGACGTCAGATCCAGGGGTCAGGCGCTTTGGCTTCATCCGCAAGACCGTCAACTTCGGCCAGGTCTCCTCGCAGCTTGAGCTGCAGATCCTGGCCAAGCGCTCGCTCGCGCAGCGCCTGTCGCCGATCCGCACCGCCGAGCTGAACCATCCGGGGATCGCGACAATCCGCCGCGGCGACGCGATCCACATCGACCTGCCCGAGGAGGGCTACGCCGACGTACCGCTGTCCTCGCTGGAGACGCCGCGCACGCCGCACACCAAGAGCAAGAACACCACCAAGGTGCTGCTCTCGGCGCTGGCGGCCGCCGAGAAGAACGACCCGACGATGTTCGGCCTGCCCGACCCGGCGGCCGTCGCGCAGTCGCAGTCCTCCCAGACCCCGGCGGCTGACGCCAACGCCCCGGCGTTCATGCCGATCGCCAACCAGGGGATCGCGTTCGTGACCTCGGCCGCGCACTCGGTGTCGGCCGGTAGCTACACGGTCGACCTGCAGACGAGCTTCATCGACGTGCTCGACCCGCGCGAGCTGCGCGCCCAGGTGGACAAGACGATCCGCGACTGGAAGACCGCGCACAAGAAGACCACGCCCGCCACCAAGGCGAAGAAGAAGAAGTAGTGCTCGGGCCCGAACCACTCGTGCTCGTCGGACGCCAGGCGTTCTTTGACGCCCAGCAGGGCTTTTCGGGCGTGGTAGTCGCGATGGGCTACTTCACCGTGAGCTGGTACGGGTCCTCGGTGTCTGACGAGCGCGGCAGCTTCGGCGTCGTGGATCCCGCGATGGGGCTGGCCGACTCGGTCGGCGACGTCGTGCAGGCGGGCTACAACGGGCGCACAGTGTCGGTCTACGTGATCGGCTCCCAGCCCGGTCTCGGCACCGACCTCGGGCTCTCGCGGCGCTCCTACATGGCGCTTGAGCTGCTGGCGATCGAGCCGCTGACCGCGACCGTCGGGACGGTGACGTGAGCGGCCGCCTGGCACTGCGCGACGCGATCGGCGAGCACGGCAAGCGCCTGGTCAACCGTCACAAGGGCTCGCACTGGGCGACGGTGTCTGACACCAGCCCGCTGACGCTCGACGTGCACGACTTCGATCATCCGCTGGTCTACGACGACGACTTTGAGCTGTCGCAGTCGCTGACCAGCTACCACCAGTCGGTGGGCCTGGACATCGACGACATGCTGCTGCTGCAGGAGATCGGCAGCGCCTGGGTGGCGGTCGACGTCGTCTCTGACGGGCCTGCCCCGTCGCTCGCCGGTAAGCCGGGTCCGGCAGGCCTGACCGGGCCCCAGGGTGCGACCGGGCCGCAGGGCACAACTGGCCTGACCGGGCCGCCCGGATCCCAGGGCCCGACCGGGGCGCAGGGGCCGACCGGACCGACCGGCGCACAGGGCCCAACAGGGCCCCAGGGCGCAACCGGCCCGCAGGGACCACCCGGCCCGCCGGGCTACTACAGCAACAACGCCACGCACGGGGCCGGGACGACGATCACGATCACGCAGGCAACGCACGGACTGCGCGCCAGCCGAGGGATCCAGGTCCAGGTCCAGGACAACGCGACCGGCAGCGTCGAGCTTCCCGACATTGCCGTCGCCGCGAACGGGGACGTGACGGTCACCTATCTGGCGTCGCTCACGGCCAACACCAAGCTCGTGACACTGGTCGGCTGATGCCCGAGGTCGTCGGCAGACTCAGACCACCGCGCCTCGCCTCGGCACCCGCGTCGCCTGCGGTCGGCGAAGAGTACGTCAACACGGGCACGAATCTGCCGATGCACTGGAACGGCTTGGCGTGGATCAGCGGTCGCCCGTTCTTCTACAGCGGCTACAACGTGGCGAGTCCGCTGCCGTGGTCGCTTTCGAACTACAACGCGACGACGGCGGTCACGCTCCCGGCCGCGCCGCAGCAGGCGACCGAGATGATGTTCTGGGTCAACGTCGCAGGCGGCATCACGGTGGCGGTCGGAGCCGGGGACAGCGGGTTCGCCAACCCTCACGGCCTCGGCGGCAACCTGGCGGGGCCGATCATCCTCAACCAGGGGACGCACCGCCTGATCTATCAGACCGACAAGTTCTGGCGTGTGATCTCGACAAGCGACCCCGCGCCGATCACTCAGGCCACCCCGCCTGCGGGTGTTGCGTGGGCCGGGTTCCCGTGGTGGGACACGACCCGCAACATGCTGCGCTTCTTCGACGGGTTGGGGTGGCCCGGCGTGAGCATCCCGCCTGCCTCGCAGAACCTTCTCCCGAATGGCAGCTTCGAGCGCGACACCGTCGGCGGCGCGACACCGGCCGGGTGGGGCGTCAGCGGCACCTTCCTCACCGCTGGTGCGACCGCCAGCGCCGTTGCCGGTGGGCTGTTCGGCAGTAACGCCATGCAGATCGTGACCGCCGGGGCGACCTCTCAGGGGGCGAACGCGGCGATTGCGGGCTCGTTCTACCCGGGTGTCCCGTACGTGTTCTCGGTCTGGCTGAAGGGCTCTGTCGGTGGCGAGGCCGCGATCATCTACATGGGGAGCGCCGCCGAGTTCACGGGTCAGGCGATAACGCTGACAACCTCGTGGCAACGGTGCTGGGTGATGTTTACCCCGACCGCGCTACGCACCGGCATGTTCGTTGTCGTTCGCAGCAATGCGGCGGTCGCGATGACGTTCCTGGCCGATGGCGCGAGAGTCGCCCAGGAGGTCGCGCCCGGCTCTTACGTGGATGGTGACTCGCCTGGACTGGGCTGGACCGGCGCAGCCGGTAACTCCGTGTCCGGCCCGCTGGGACCGGCTGGCGGCGCAGCGGGTGGCGATCTCGTCGGCACGTACCCGAACCCGACGATCAGGCTCGGCGCAGCCGGGTCGCTGAAGCCGGTCGCTGTGACTGCGAACTACACGGCGAACCCAGGCGATCTGGTGATCGTCGACACGGCCGGGATCACGATCACGTTACCCGCCAGCCCGGCCGACGGAACGCTGGTGGGCATCAACCAGTACCAGACCTACGGGGCGCTCAACACCACGGTCAACGGCAACGGGCACAACATTTGGCGCGGCGGAGTGGGTCCGGCGACCATTGCGCTGCCGAGCGGCCAGAACGCGGTGTTCGAGTACAACGCGGCGCATGGTGACTGGCGGATGCTTTCCGATTCGGGCGCGATTCCGATCGTGACCAACGCCTATGCGACGACCAGCAACCCAGCGCTGGTGAACGGCGCGGTGATCCCCGAGATGTCGATCACCAGGTACTTCCGCGGCGGGATGGTCGTGGTCCTGCTCACGTGCCACTACATCACCTCCAACCCCGCCTCCTACAACGATTTCGCCATCCGGCAGGACGGCGCTGCGCCACCGTGGGTCACCGACGCGACGTACACCGACGACGGCGCGGCGGGATCGGTCGGCTCGGCCAACCAGTCCTCGACGGCTCACTGTCACTGGGCGGGCGTGATCGCGGCGGGGAACCACACGATCGACGCGACCTACGCCACGGGGAGCACGCCGAATACCTGCTTCGGATTACGACGCCTGCTGACCATCACGGAGTACTGAGATGAGCACCATCGAACCCGACGCGCTGGACTACGACCTGATCCCTCCCGACCCGGGGCTGATCAACCCGGACCTGGCGCTCGACGCCGCGCTGGCTCCGGTGGAGGACGCCGAGCCCGACACGCCGATCCCGTTCGGCAAGAGCTGGCGCTTTGACTTCCTCGCCGGGCAGTTCGTGCGCGACGGCACCGCGCCCCAGGCCGCCTACGAGCTGGACAGCCTGATCATGTGGGTCGAGAAGACAGCGCGTACCGACCGCTACTCGCACCCGATCTACTCCGACGAGTACGGCACCGAGGACCCGTTCGCGCTGATCGGCGAGCAGACCGACGACGAGCTGATGGCGAACTACCAGGAGGCGCTCACCACGGCGCTGCTGGTGCACGACCGGATCGTCGCCGTCGAGGACTTCAGCTTTGACCAGGATCCGTTTGACGAGGCGCTCTACACATCCTTCACAGTGATCGTGGACGCAGCGCCGCCGCTTGAAGCCCAGCCGCTGGAGTTCTCCAACATCCCGATCACAAGCGCATGACAGACGCCACCGACCTAACCGAGATCTTCTCCGAGACGCTGGCGCGAGTGCGCGCCCGGATGGACCAGGACGTCAACGCGGCGGTGACCGACGACGACCCGGAGTGGGTCGACACGCGCGAAGGCAGCTTCTACTGGGACATGACCCAGCCCCCGGCGATGGAGTGCGCGCGCCTGTGGGACGCGATGACCGAGACGATCGCGGCGGCCTTCCCGTCGACCGCCTGGGGCGACTACCTCGACGAGCACGGCACGACCTTCGGGCTGGTGCGCAACCCGGCGATGGCGGCGACCGGCAACCTGACGTTCATCACGTCGACGCCGACGCTGATCACCGCCGGGACGCAGGCCTCGGCGATCGCGCCGCTGACCGGCGAGGCCCAGAGCTTCCAGACGATCGCGAGCGGCACGTCGCCGCCGCCGCTGGCCGTGCCAGGCAACGTGCAGGTCGCTGTCAACAACAGCGTCGGCCACCTGGTGGGCGGCACTCGCTACTACCACGTGACCGCGCTCAACGCATTCGGGGAGACGACCGGCAGCGCCGACGTTGCGGGCACCACGACCGGCAACAGCGGCCAGAACACGGTCACCTGGAATGCGGTGGCCGGAGCCACGTCCTACAACGTGTACGTCACGCAGACTCCGGCCTCGACCGGCATGCTGCTCGCCTCCACGGCCGCCCTGACCTACGTCGACAACGGCAGCGTCACGCCATCTGCCACCGTCGTCGAGCCGACGACGAACACGACATCGGGCGTCACGATCGCCGCGTCGGCGCTGACGCCGGGCTCGGCGGGCAATCTCGCGCAGAACGCGATCACCTCGCTTGACTCGGTGCTGACGACCGTGATGTCGGTCAACAACCCCGCCCCGATGACGGGCGGCGCTGAGCAGGAGTCAGACGACGACTTCCGGGTGCGCATCCTGGGCGAGTACGTCGGCACCTCGGGCGGCGGCAACATCGTCGACTACCGGCGCTGGGCATCGGCGCAGGGCATCCCGCGCGTGGCCGTGATCCCGGTCTGGAACGGCGCAGGGACCGTGCTGGTCGTGGCGATGGGGGCCGACGGCACGCCGCTGACGAGCGGCACGATCACCGCCCTGCAGCAGTACCTCGACCCGGTCCCCGGCCTGGGGCACGGCCAGGCTCCGATCGGAGCCACGGTGACCGTCGTCACCTCGACGGTCCTGGCGGTCACGATCACGGCCGGAGTCGACGGCGAGACCGGCTATACGCTCGACGGCGCTGGCAACACGATCGCCGTGCGCCAGGCGATCATGGCGGCGCTGGCCTCCTACCTGCAGAGCCTGCAGCCGGGCGACTCGATCATCTACACCCACGTGCAGGCGTGCTTCTTCGTCACTGGCGTGCACCAGGTGACCACCCTGAGGGTCAACGGTGGCACGGCAGACATCGCGCTCGCGGCGGGAGCGACCCCACAGGTGGCGCAGCTCGCCTCCGCGACCCTCACCGACGTCTAGGAGATCGGGGTTGAGCGACTTCGTCTACAACATCGCCAAGGGCCGCGTCGCGGAGTTCGTGCAGCGGGTCAACAACGCTGACCCTGCGCAGGCGGCGCTCGTCGTTGTGGGGATCGCGGTCGCAGGTGAGGTAACACAGCCGGTGCAGCAGGACGCGACCACGCTCGCCGCGGTGCTGTCGGGCGGCACGACCGAGGTGATCAACGCGGGCTACACCCGCAAGGTGCTGCGCGCGGCAGACATCAGCGCCTACAACCACGCGCCCAACAACACCGCCAACACCAACTGGTGCGACCTTCCCGACATCACCTGGGTCACCGTCGCCGCGGCGGGCGGGGAGTTCGGGTCACTGGTCGTGTGCTACCGCTCGGTTGACACCGCTGCCGACTCGGCGATCGTGCCGCTGACCCACCACACGTTCGCGGTCGCGCCCGACGGCACCAACATCGTGGCGCAGATCGCGACGACGGGCTTCTTCGTCGCGAGCTGATGGCTTCGATCACCGCAGCGGCGGGAGGCGGGAACTGGTCGGCGACGGCCACCTGGACGGGCGGGGTGGTGCCGGGCGCTGGCGACGACGTGTTCCTGGCCGCGGGCTCGGGCAGCGTCACGGTGGACGTCGTCAGCAACTGCCGCAATCTCGACTGCACCGGCTACACGAACACGCTGACGCTGACGGCGGGCCTGACGGTCAACCCCATCGCCGGAGGCACGGTCAAGTTCGTGGCAGCGATGACGATCGCCGGGGCCGCGACCGTCACGATCATCTCGGCGGCGGGGGCCAACTCGACGCTGACGTCGGGCGGCAAGACGCTGCCCGCGCTGACGCTCAACAGCCCCGCCACGGGCGGGGTCGTCCTCGGCGATGCCAGCACGGTCACGGGGGCGGTGACGCTTACTCAGGGTGCCCTGGACACCGGTAGCAAGACCTGTACGTGGGGCTCGTTTACGTCAAGCTCGGGGCTGACCCGGGTGATCACCCTCGGCACGTCCGCCATCACTCTCAGCAGCTCCTGGGGCGTGTCGGCCGCCGGGTATTCGGGCACCGCCTCGGGATCCACGATCACCCTGACGGGTACCAATGCGGTATTTGCTGGCGGGACCCTTCTTGCCTACGGCACGGTGATCCTCTCGGGGCCTGGCAACGCGCAGCTAGCGAACACCGTCACGATCGCCAACCTCAGCCGGATCGGCACAGCCAACAAGAACGACACGCTGCTGGTAACTACCAACCAGTCGGTCCCCACGATCACCGGCACGCTCACGCTTCAAGGCAACTCGCCGGTCAACCGGCTGATGATCGGCACGGCAGTCGTCGCGGCCCCGACGAGCTTCACTCCAGGCACGCCGGTCACGCTGTCGGCCGGGGCGGTGTCGCTGAGCAACGTCGACCTCATGGACGTCACCGCCAGCGGCG